GATCAGCATGCCGAACTACTGGACTGGACGGATGCACTGGAGGCTCTGCCGGACGGGGAGCACCACCTCTTCACCCACCCACCCCGCCGCGAGCCGGAGCAGGAGCCGAAGTGGCGTCTGTCGTGCGGCTGCCCATCCCAGCACGGCGGCATCCCTGCTGAGTGGCCAGAGACCGACCGCGAGGGCAACCCGGCGGTTGCGTACGGCGTGATATGCGAGCGGCACTGGCATGAGTACGGGGCGCGACACCCGTCGGAGCAGGAGCCGATTGGATCCATGAAGATTCGGCTGGATATGGGCGTGGACATCTCGTTCAATCGGCCGTTCACGCTTGAGCCGGGCATGGAGTTCAACCTCTGTGTGGCCGCGCCGAAGGGGGGCAAAGCATGAGAACCAACTACGAGATCCGCGAGCGGATTAGCAGGCTGAAGGGCATGGCCTGCGACCACATGATCAGCCACACAGTCGCGATGAATTCGCGCTTCATCGACCCCGAGCGGGAGATCAAGCAGATCATGGCCGACAAGGTGGCGCACAGCATTGCAGGCGACGTCATGCGTGGCGGCACATGGTCCCGACGGTGGGAGCCAGAGGGCGAGGTGTTCAGCTTGCGGGGGTATTGGCTCACCTACGAGGACCTGTACCGGCTGATGGAGGAGGCATACGACCTGGGGCGCACCAGGCGTGTGGCCGTGATGGCCGCGCCCGAGGAGCGCAGCGCATGAAGCCCAGCGTCACCAACATCCGCGGCGTGCTGGAGTGCTGCGGACCCCTGACCATGCGCGAGGTGGCGCAGTTTTTCCCTGACTTCAACCACCGCCTGGTGGCCAGCTTCCTGTCCGCCATGCGCGCCACTTCCGTCAAGCACATCCACATCCAGAGCTGGACGATGGACGGCATTGGCAAGCGCTACCCGCGCCCGGTCTACGCGCTGGGCAACAAGCCCGACGCACGCAAGCCCAAGCGGCTCAGCCAGGCCGAGCGGTGCCGCGAATATCGGCGCCGCATGAAGCCGCCTGCAAACGTGGCCAACAGCGTGTTCGCTTGGAGGCCGGCGTGAGCATCGCCGCACCCGCGGCCGCATGACCCACTGATTCAGTCGGCTTTATTTTTTTGTTGGAGCGCCAACAATTTGTTGGATAATGCAACCGTCTGTGAGGCACAGACCGAGTCCACTACGAAACGCTAGGAGTCACCATGAGTAGCACCAACACCGCGGACGTCGCGGTATCTGCGCCGGAGCCCACCGAGGCCCAGCGCAGCCTCGCCCTGATCAGCACCACGCTGACGGAATTCGAGAAAGTTCAGGCCGGTCTGGCCGAGCTTCGGTCCCGGTACACGGACGTCGTCTTCGACGTGCGCAGCACCAAGGGCATGGAGGAGGCCAAGGCCGCACGCCTGGCGATCCGCGAGCCACGCTACGCCGTGCAGCGCGCACTCGACGCGGCCAAGAAGCCGCTCAACGAGATCAAGCGCAACATCAGCGAGCGGGCTGAGTACATCACCTCGCAGATCCTCGAGATCGAGGAGCCGATCGACCAGCAGATCAAGGTCGAGGAGCAGCGCAAGGAAGAGGAGCGGCAGGCCCGCATCAAGGCCGAGCAGGACCGCGTGGCCGCGCTGCGCGCCCGAATCGAGGAGATTGCCGCGGCGCCCGTTGTCGCGGCCGGCAAGGCCTCATCCGACGTCGCGCTGGCGATCGTCGAGCTCGACGCGCTGGCGATCGACGAGTCGTTCGAGGAGTTCCAGCCGCACGCGCTGGATGCCAAGACCACGGCGCTCGAGCAGCTGCGCAAGCTGCACGACGTCAGCCTGGAGCGCGAGCAGGAGGCCGAGCGCTTGGTCGCCGAGCGGGCCGAGATCGAGCGCATCCGCGCCGAGCAGGCCGCCCAGGCTGCGGAGCTCGAGCGTCAGCGCCAGGAGCAGCAGCAGGCCGCCGCACGCGCCGCCGCCGAGGCAGCACTGGCTGCGCAGAAAGCGATCGACGAGGCCAACGCCAAGGCCCGCCGCGAGGCAGCTGAGCGCGAGGCCTTCATGAAGGCGCAGCAGGATGCATTCGAGGCCGAGAAGGCTGAGGCCCAGTCCCTGCTGGATCAGCAGCGTCGTGAGCTGGCCGAGCAGCAGGCACGCATCGCGGCCGAGGTCGAGGCCAAGCGCCGCGCCGAAGAGGCCGAGCGCGCTGCACGCGAAGCCGCCGAGCGCAAGGCCAAGCAGGAGCAGGAGCTCAAGCACGCCGAGCTCATCGTCGGCGCCGTGGCCCGCGCCTTCTACGTCGACGAGGACGAGGCCACCGGCTTCATCCTCCGTGCCGCAGCGACGCTGGCGGCCAACACCAAGATTGCGGAGGCAGCATGAGCAACGCACTGGCCCTGATCACGGGCGACATCTACGGCGCCAAAGACGCCTTCGAGTCGGTCCTGTCCGACCGCTCCATCAGCTTCGAGCGCGAGGCTGAGTTTGCGATCCAGATCCTGCAGCAGAACGACTACGCGCTGGGCCTGGCCACGAAGAACCGGCAGTCGGTCATCAACGCGGTGACCAACGTGGCGGCCATCGGCATCTCGCTGAACCCGGCGAAGAAGCAGGCCTACCTCGTGCCGCGCGACGGCAAGATCTGCCTCGACATCAGCTACATGGGGCTCATCGATCTGGCCACGGCGACGGGTTCGATCAAGTGGGCCAAGGCGGCGATCGTGCACGCCAACGACCGCTTCGCACTGAACGGCTACGACAAGCCGCCCGAGCACCAGTTCAACCCGTTCGGCGGCGATCGCGGCGATGCGGTGGGCGCCTACGTCGTGGTCAAGACGGCCGACGGAGACTACCTCACCGAGGCCATGAGCGTGGCCGAGATCAACGACATCCGCGACCGGTCAAGCGCGTGGAAGGCGTGGATGGAAAAGAAGAAGAAGTGCCCCTGGGTCACCGACTGGGGCGAGATGGCCAAGAAGACGGTCATCAAGCGCGCCTACAAGACGTGGCCGAAGACCGACCGCCTGGACGAGGCCATCCACCACCTCAACACCGACGGCGAGGAAGGGCTGTACGAGCTCGCCAGCAAGACCGCGGCGGCCACCAACGACAAGCCCGTGTTCGACCGCGCTGCGTGGATCGAGAAGGCGCAGAAGGCCACCAGCGCGGATGAGCTGCAGGTCCTGTGGAAGCAGGGCGCAGACGCTGCGCGCAAGGCCGCCGATCGCGAGGGCTACGACAAGTTCAAGACCGTCGTGGCCAACGCTGGCGCCAAGCTCAAGGCGGTGGACGCCGAGGTGAAGGAAGGGGGCGAGGCGTGAACTACTGCAGCAACCCGGTTACCGACCTGCACGCAGCCCTGGCTCATGCGGCGTACGAGGGCTTCAGCCCGATCGAATACGAGGACCGCGACTGGGCTCACTTCCAGAAGACCAAGGAGGATCGGCGCGTGCAGAAGGCGCGCAGGCCCAGCAATCACGACATCGAGGTAAGCGCAATGTTCGCGCAGGCCTGGAGCTCGACCGCTCTCGGGTTTGGCGGCATTGGCGGCCAGGCCATCACCGCCGCCTACACGATCGTCCTGCAGTGCGGCAGCGAGTTCTGTGTGTATTTCGCCGGTCGCTTTGCCTACAGGGTGGCAGCGCCGAGCGGCCGCTTTTTTGAGGACATCGCTGCGCGCCGCATGGCGGACGTCAGGGGCCACCAAAAGTACGTCGAGAAGGGGATGGCATGAGCGAGATCATCGAGCAGGGCAGCCCCGAGTGGCTGGAGCTGCGCCGCGGCCTGGCAACGGGCAGCCACTTCGCCGACGTCATGGCCAAGGGCCGCAACGGCGACGAGTCCACCACGCGCCGCAACTACCGCATGCGCCTGGCCCTCGAGGTCGTCACCGGCAAGGTGATCAGCGACAGCTTCAAGGGCAACGCGCACACCGACCGCGGCAAGGAGAAGGAGCCGTTCGCGCGCATGGCGTACGAGGCCATCACCGGCCACATGGTTGAGGAGGTGCCGTTCATCAAGCACAAGTTCCTCGAGTGCGGCGTGTCGCCCGACGGCCTGATCGGCGCCGACGGCATGGTCGAGTTCAAGTGCCCGATCCCGGCCATCCACTGGGAGTACCTGCAGCTCAAGGGCGCGCCGCCGTCTGAGTACAAGTGGCAGGTGTACGGCGAGATGTGGATTGCCGGACGCGAGTGGAACGACGTGGTCTCGTACTGCGAGGACATGCCCGAGTCGCTGCAGACCCACGTCAACCGCGTCTACCGCGACGACAAGATCATCGCCGACCTCGAGGCCGGCGTCAGCAAGTTCCTGGCAGAGGTGAGCGTCACCGCCAAGGAGATCCGCGATCTCGCAAGCAGGAGGGCGGCATGATCAACGAAGAGCATGTGCGGGCTCGCGCCAGCGACCCCGTCACCAGTCACATCGCAGCAAGCGCCGCGAAGGGCCTGGCCAGGCGGCACGCCGAGAGGATCCTGGGGAGCCTGCGGCTGGGGCCTCTTGGCAAGGATGGCATTGCCCGCGTCACCGGCCTCGATGGCGTGGCTGTGGCCAGGCGACTGCCGGAGCTGCAGCGCGAGGGCCTGGTGGCCACCACCGGCAAGACCGTGGCCTCACGCACCGGCCGGCCCGAGCGCGAGTGGGCGAGCACTGCATGGCTGAAAAACCAGCAGTGATGGAGATGGATGCCGACGGCATCCTGGACCACCTCGTCAGCCTGGCGGAGATCCCGGCCTGGAAGAAGTACGCCTGGCACGCAGCCAAGCACTACGAAGAGCTCGACCCGTATCGCTGCAAGGGGATGCAGGAGCGATTGAAGCAACGGATGCAGAAGGACAAGCAATGAGGGTGACCCTTGAGTTTGAGGACCGCAACGAAGCGGTCCTGGCCATGATGGCCAGCGAGATGCAATCAGCCATGTTGGACGTGGACCAGATGCTGCGCAACGCGATCAAGCACGACGGAGACTTGAGGCGGGTCGCCCATGAGTGCCGGGACGTAATCGGTGACGTGCTGTCGAGGTGCCCGCAGTGAACCCCCACCACCGCGTCGAGGCCTCAAGAAAACACCACATGGAGTCGATTCGACAGACCATCGCTGACATCGACCCTGAGCTGCTCTTGCTGGACTCAGGCGAGCATTACGACCGCTGCATCATCGGCATCGCCAGCCGTATTGGCCAGGAGGACTGCGTGGCCTATGACACGCAGTGCGTCATTGATGTGCTGGTCGAGGACGGCCTGGACCCCGAGGCGGCGCAGGAGTTCTTCGACTTCAACATCGCCGGCGCCTACGTTGGCGAGCGCACGCCGATCTTCATTGAATGCTTGAATCGGACGGCACCTCTGCATGGCGGGGGTGAAGGCCCGGGGCTCCGGGCGGCACCGTCGGCGGATGTCGTAACCGCCACCACGAAAGGAAGCACATGAATGGGAAGCTCGCCAAGCGCTTGCGCAAGCTGGCCAAGCTGGAGATGTCGGCCAACGCCGAGACCGTGGACCGCGAGCTCGTGATCGCGCGCGTGCGCGGCCACGATCGCATCATCAACGAGCCGCTGACCGTGCGGGCGTTCTACGCACAGTTGAAGGACGCCTACAAGGACTACGCCAGCGGTGTCAGAAAAATGCAACAGGCCCCCGTGGAATGAACATTTTCTCTCCACGGCAAACATTTTGTTGGAATAATCACCCTCCATGAACAGCAAAGAACAAGTCGATCACTACCGCAAGCGCATCCGCGAGATGCTCAAGCGAGTGCCCGACGGAGTCATCGGTGGGCCGCATGGCCATGCCGTTGCCTACAAGAAGGCGGTCACCCAGGCCACCAAGGTCGCTAACGCGGCCAGCCCCTCGCTGGAGTCGCTGATCCAGGCGCACAACCAGCTCTCCTCGTACTACTGAAGAAAGACCACTACGCAATGTCATCAGTCAACAAGGCCATCCTCATCGGCAACGCCGGGCGAGACACCGAAGTCCGCCACCTGGCCAGCGGCATGGCCGTCGCCAACGTCAGCATCGCCACCTCGAGCTACCGCAAGGACAAGCAGTCCGGCGAGCGCGTCGAGGAGACGCAATGGCACCGCGTCACCTTCTACGACAAGCTGGCCGAGATCGCCGGCGAGTACGTCAAGAAGGGCACCAAGATCTACGTCGAGGGCACGATCAAGTACGGCACCTACACCGACAAAGACGGTGTCGAGAAGAACACGACGGACATCATCGCCAACCAGATGACGCTGCTCAGCAGCCGTGATCAGCAGGGCGGCGGATCAGGTCAGCCTGAGCAGCGCCGTCAGGCGCCGCAGCAGCGCAGCCAGGGTGCCGCGCCGCGCCAACAGCAGCAGCGCGCCAGCAACGGCTTCGACGACATGGAAGACGACATTCCGTTCTGATTTCGGGGTGGCCGCAAGCGCGGTGCGGTGTTTCGAGGCATTGTCGCCAATAGCCCCGAGTTGCGTCGGGGCCACCTACCTACACCAAACCTGAAAGGAAACCTGTGAGCGCAGTAATCACTCCCACCCCCGGACGCATCGTCTGGTTCTGGCCCGCGCCGAACGACAACATGCCCGCGCTGGCCGGCCAGCCGCTGGCCGCGATCGTTGCAGCCGTGCATGACAACCGCCGCATCAACCTGTGCGTGTTCGACGCCTACGGCCAGCAGCACAGTCGCCAAAACATCCACCTGGTGCAGCCTGGTGACAGCGAGCCCAGCTTCGTGCCGCACGCCACCTGGATGCCGTACCAGATCAGTGCCGCCGGCATCGCGCCGCAATCGCCCGCTCCCGCACCGGAGAGCGATCCCAATTCCGAGGGCAGCACCGCCGACTGAAGCAACACGGCCGAAAGCGATGCCCGCCTGAGTGAGCCGCCAAGTAGCGGAGCAACGGGGCGCAGCGAGTAGGCCAACTCAACAGCAACATGAAGCTCATCAAAAACGCATTGGTCTACAAGGCAGAGCTGCCGAGTTCGACCGCCCTGGAGGCGCATCTCAAGGAGAAGCCGTTCGTCGACCCGATGCCGCTCGAGGCGGGGTCATCCGGATTTGTCAGCCGCAACGGTGAGGGTCTCGTCGACACCTTCATTGGTGGCCTGGCATTCACCGTGCGCATCGACACCAAGATCGTGCCCGCCAGTGCGGTGAAGGCCGAGCTCGACAAGCGCAGCAAGCAGCAGTGCGAGGAGACCGGCAGGACGCGCCTCAGCAAGGCGGAGCGCACCGATCTGAAGGACATGATCACCGCCGAGTTCCGCGCCAAGGCGCTGGTCAAGACGGCGCTGGTGACGTGCTTCTATCGGCGCGACAAGCAGTACCTGATCATTCCGACGTCCAGCAGGACGACCGCGGCCGCCATCACCTCGCTGCTGATCGCCGCCGTCGGTAGCGTCAAGACCGAGACCATTCACGTCAGCGACGTGAAGCACGGGCTGACCACGCGCATGCAGGCCTGGCTCGGTGACGACCCCGACGCCTTTGGCGAGTTCATGCCGCACGTCGACACGGAGCTGGCGATGGGCAGCCAGAAGCTGACGGTCAAGATGGAGCAGCTCACCGAGGCCAAGGCCGGGCTGCACAAGGCATTCGCCGATGGGTTCGGGGTCAAGTCGATGCGCCTGCTGGCCGGCAACGAGGTCAGCTTCAAGCTGACGTCGGACTTCGCGTTTAAGTCGATCGACTTCCCGACCAACCCCGACGCGGAGAAGCACGACGATGACGTGTGGCTGCACGAGGCTGCAGTGCAGACGCTGAACCTGTCCTCGGTCATCACCGAGCTGTGCGACATGCTGGGCTACAAGGAGCCGGAGCAAGAGAAGGAGGCTGTATGAAGATCCCCCGCGAGCAAACCCGCGAGCAACTGATCGAACGCGCAATCCTGGAGTCGATCGACGCGCTGAAGCAGGTCGGCTGCACCTACACCGTGACCGACACAAGCGGCAGGGTTTACACCAACGTCGTCGAGCGCAAGAGGCGCAACGACTTCTCCGCACTGAACATCACCGAGCGGCTGCTGCAGTCATCAATCGGCGAAGAAGTGTTCTTCCAGTGCCCCGATGGCATCGAACCGATGGCGTTGCAGTCAGCGGTTTGCGGCCACGCCTTCAAGGTGTTCGGCAGTGACAACTATCGGACCGCCGTGGATCGCGAGCGCCGCGGCGTAATCGTCCTGTGCGGCAGAAAGCGCGGGATCAATCTGGCTGCCCTGTCGGGTTACAGCAATCCAGAGCACCAGGAGGCGGCATGACCACCAAAGACCAGTTCCTTGCCCAGATCGACGAGCTTGTCGTCAAGCACACCTTTGGCCTTGAAGCCCTGGAGGGCATCAAGAAGCTGAAGGACACCATGGCGCAGGTGACGGCTGAGCGCGACAAGCACAGGGCAGACGCCGAGGCGCGGGACAAAATCAACAGCGATCAGTACGCCAAGCTGGAGTCGCAGAGCAAGGAGATCGACGGCCTGAAGAAGCGCATCGCCGACATGGAGAAGGCTGTCGACGACGGCCGGAAGGCGGTCTACGACGCCGAGAAGCACAAGGCCGTGGCCGACACATGGCAGTCCGCGATGGCGATGGTGTTCAAGCCAAACGCCGTGCGCGAGGCGGTGCAGCGCAACCACACGGTCGTGATCCCATCGAACGGTGGCTCAGCCTACACCCAGGCGGTGCAGAACCAGGACTTCATCACGCGGGAGGATGCGTGACCAAGCCCCGCCTGATTGGCCTCACGGGCTACGCCGGCACCGGCAAGGACACCGTGCGCTCAATCCTGGAGGGGCAGTACGACCTTGACGGCATGGCCTTCGCGGACCCCATCCGCGACATGCTGGGCGTGCTGCTGGCCACGGTCGGCGCCGACGAGATGTGGATGACGGAGCGTCACCTTAAGGAGGTCGACATCCCTCAGCTCGGCGCCAGCTACCGCAAGCTCGCGCAGCTGCTCGGCACCGAGTGGGGCCGCTCCATCGACCCGGACTTCTGGGTCCACATCGCCGCCGCCAAGGTCAAGCTGTGCGCGCACTACAACGACGCCGGCGTGGTGATCAGCGACGTGCGCTTCCCCAACGAGGCGGCCTGGATCCGCTCGCAGGGCGGCGTGATCTGGCGCGTGATTCGTCCAGGCACGGCGCCGGTGCGAGCGCACGCCAGCGAGGATCTCATCGCCACCCTGCAGCACGACTACGTCATCGACAACCGCGGCACGATCGACGACCTTGAGGTCGCCGTGAAGGCTGCTCTCAACTACCACTGACATGAGCAAAGAGAAGTCCAACTACCAACGCACCGCCGACTGGCTCGCCGCCTGCGGCAAAGAGCCTGGCAACAAGCAGCACCTGGCCACGCAGATCGGCGTGCATCTCGAAGAGTGCATGGAGCTCCTCGACGAGCTGATCATCACCGGCTCGGCCGCCGACAACGAGAACCTCATCACCGCGGCCACGACCATCAAGGGCGTGGCGTACCGGCTGAAGCAGGGCGCTACCGGCGTCAACATCAAGAACCGCGCCAGTGCGCTGGACGCGCTGTGCGACGCCGAGGTGACCGGCAACGGCGTGGCCTTCCTGGCCGGCTTCCGCAAGGACGAGGCCGACTTCCGCGTGCTGCGCAGCAACGAGTCGAAGCTCAACGAGGACGGCACGCCAGTCATCCTCGCCGGCGGCAAGATCGGCAAGTCGGCGCGCTACGTGCCGCCCTTCCTTCTCGACTTGGTGTGAGGCCGTCATGAGCGTCGAGGCCAAGCTGAAAGACCTGTCGTCCGACATTCACGAGATCCTGGCCTCGCACGCGGCAGTGCGCGGCGACGACTTTGCCCAGGCCGTTGCCGTGGCGTTTGAGTTGCGCCAGATGCTGGAGATCATGGGCAGGCTGCACAGCATGTGCCGCGAAGAGGCTCAGGAGTACGCCGAGTCCCTGGTCCACAGCGCCATGGACATCATGAGCAGCGTCATGTGCAAGGCGGTCAGCGACGACTTGAGCAAGACCGACATTCAAGACGCGCTGAGCTGCGCCGACATGCTGATGCGGCGGCGCGGCAACACCGTCGACAGAATCCGCAAGGACCTGGAGCGGGGCGGCGACTGATGGCCACCAAGCAGCAGCGCGACGCCGTCGCGGCCGTCAAGGCCTGGTGCAAGAAGAACAAGGTCAGGCTCGTTGGTGGGGTGCGCCATGTCTACCCGCGCAGCTACGTCGTCGGACACGCGGCGCCACTCTGCCTGATCGTCGCCGAGTGCTGGGCGGACAGCGAGCCGCAGGTGATCGAGTTCAACCGCAAGCACCCGCTGGCCACGATCCACAGGTTCGACCCCTCACTCAAGGCCGGCGACTGGTGCATCACCGCCTACATCAGCACGGCCGGAACGGGTGAGCGCGTAGCCATTCGCATACCGGAGCCGAAGTGATCTACAACGTCGCCCAGGTGGCCGAGCTGCTCGGCTGCACCGAAGAGATCGTGGCCGAGCGCATCAACGCCGGCGACCTGCCAGGCGTCAAGTTCGGCAGGAGCTGGGTGATCCCGGCCGACGCGCTGCGCGATCGACTGAACGAGAAGGCACTCGAGGAGGCACGCGATCGGCGCGAGCCCAGGCGCATCATGCGCAAGCGACGCGAACCGCCGGAGCTCCCCAAGACCGACGGCTACACCGGTATGGCCGGGCGCTAACCCAGCCTGTCTGCGAGATCCTCGGCCCGGAATGAGGCGTAGCGCCCAGCCATCGGGCTGCCCGGCTTCCAGCCCATGATCTTCTCGATCTCGGCTTCGCGGAACAACCAGTGCCCTCGCTTGTCGCGCATCTCATACCAGCGGCAGGTGGCCTCGTGGCGCAAGTCGTGCTCGGTGAGGTCCGGGCACCTGGCGTAGTCGAACAGCACGCCAAAGCGGCGAGAAAGCCGCGCAGTCACTGTGTCGAGCGTTTCGGGGTCTCCGTCCCACCACGGGAAAATAAGCCCGCCAGCGGGCGCATTGGCGGCCCGACGGGCCATCATCGACCGGATCTCCTTGACCATCGGGACGTCGCGCCAGGCCTCGCGTCCGTGCCACTGCTTTGTGCTCTTCACGCGGAGCGAGCGATCGCCCACCCAGTCCGCCTGGATCGTGTATGCCTCACGCAGGCGCAGGCCGGTGTGCAGAATCAGCAGGAAGAGATCTCGCAGGTCTGCGTCAGGCTCGAGGGGGCGCTGGCGGTCTTCGCGCTTGGCGCCGGACAGCGCCGCAAGAATCGACTCGAGCTCGCCCTTGCGCAGGCGGCGATCGCGGACCTTGTCCTCGCGCGCCACCTTGCCCAGCTTCTTTGCCTCGGCGGCGTCCTTGGCGCTGTACGTCGCGGAACCACGCGGCAGTGAGCGCAGCGGGTTCCCGACCAGCACATCCGGCGACTTCCTGAGCTCCCAGTCGATGCAGCGCGCCAGGGCGCCGATGCGCTTGCGAATGGTGCCGGGCGCGAGGTTGGCTTTGAGCTTCATGTCCCGGACCCACTTCTCGCACCAGGCGTATGTGAGCTCCGACATCTTGAGCGAGCCGATCTCTGCAATGAGCACGTCGAGGATGTCGTCGTCCGTGATCGAGAGCTGGCCATGCGCCTGCCACGCGCGGATCACGCTGTGCAGCGTTTGCGTGGGCGCCTTCTTCTCTTCCACCAGGCCAGCCGGCACGACGCCAGAATCGAGCAGCTCACGCGCCTGGGTGCCGTATGCGAGCGCAGCATCCTCGCTGGTGAACGTGAGATACACCGCCTTCGGCAGCAGGCGATGCGTGATGCGCAGCTCGAACTTCCCGCTCGGTGTCTTGCGAACGCCCATGGCCACTCCTGTGGTGAGGTGTGGTTTTAGCTTACGCCTGCAGCGGAAAGAAGGGAAGTCTACATGTGGTTCAACCACAAAAACGTGTGGTTTTGAGGCCGAACTGAGGCCGGAGCGAGGCGGGTGAGCGCGAGCTTGGCGACGCAAGTCATTGAATCGATTGGAGGCGGGGACCCGAATCGAACGGGCCTGGACGGCTTTGCAGGCCGTGCGGGTCCTTGCCAGTCAAGCGCTTAGCTGCGAACCACTCAGGATGCGCTCCAAAGCACGCAAAGCCCAGCGCCAATCACAACGGCAAGCCCTGGATGCGAAGCCGCCAGCGCGAGCAGGCCGATCAGAATGAAGATGCCGCAGAGGATGTGCACCGCCGATTCTACGGAACCGTCGCGTTGACGCAACGAAAAAAGACCGCCCCGAAGGGCGGTTGCGAATCGTCATCAATGCTTGCGAAGTGCCGACACTTCGCAGCGTCACATCACTGGGCGCCCTCGGACTCGAGCTGCTTCTTGACCGCGTTGCGGATCTCCTTCGGCGCGGTGGCGGCGATGCGCTGGGCCTTGGTCTTGTTGGCCTCTTGCACGCGCTTGTTGATCTGCGACTCGTCGATCCTGATCTTGCTCTCCGGGTTCTTGCGGTTCCAGTCGGCGAGCTCTTCCTTGGCCTCCTGGACGAGGTCAGGCTTGCGCTCGATGCGGCCGCGTGCCCACTTGTCTGCGATCTCGGTCTCGCGCAGCTTGTTCTGGCCGACCAGGTTCGTCTGGGTCATCGTGGCGCCCTGCACCTGGGCCACGGCGCGCGGCTGGAAGCCGATGGACTTGGCCAGCGCGTCCCACCCGTCGGTGTCGACGACCTTGCGGCCCTTCATGTCGCGGTAGTAACCCATCTGCGCCATGTCCACCGCCTTGAGCGCGTTCTGCGCGGCCACGGGCGCCAGCACCTCGGCGGCCTTCTTGACCTCGCCTTGGGCCAGGCTGGCCAGCGCGGTGCCGGCGTTGGCGAACAGCGTGCCGGCCGGGCCCAGGACCTCGAGGAAGTCGCGGCCGTAGTCGGCCTTCTTGGTGAGGGTTCCCGTGCCCGGGAACAGGTTGCCCAGGCCCATGCGACCCGAGAAGTCGATTGGCATGCCCGGCAGACCAGACAGGCCGCTCATTACGAACTCGGCGCCGGCCTGGCCCAGGAGCGACGCGAAGAATTCCTTCTTTGCCTGCTTGCTGTCGAAGCTGCGGTTGAGCACGCGCTGCATGAAGCCGTCGATCACGTCGTCCAGGTCGTCCATGCCGGGCAGGCCGCTCATGCCAGCGGTCAGGAACAGTACGCCCAGCGCCAGGCCGACGGCCTTCTTGCCCTCGGGACCGTTGCCCCACATGCGGCGCAGGAACTCGACGTAGCTGATCGAATACTGCTTGAACGTGAAGAGCGTGCCGCCGACCGCACCGCGTGCCCACTTCGGCTTGTTGCCCTTGTTGTAGACGCCCTGGGTCTCGGCGATCGCCTGCTCAGCGAACGCCATCGGGTCGGCCATGCCCTGGTCGCGCGCCAGCTTGTAAGCAGCGATGAAGGTCACGCGGCGGTTGAACTGCTCGGCCGCCGAGAACAGCTTGCCCCAGACCAGGCCCAGCTTGGCCATGCTGTTGTTGACCTTGGCCGCGGCGTCGCCCATCTTGGTGCCGTCGCCGCTTTGCAGCGAGCCCCGGCCCTGAGCCTGAGCCATCAGCTGGTGGACTTCCTGCGGGCTGACGATGCCGAGCTCTTCGCCCCGCTTGAGCGCCTTCTGCAGGTCGTCGTCGTTGCGAATGCCGCGAGAGACCAGCGTGACCGCGTCCGCCATGCGCTTGGACGCGCCGGTGGCGCCGTCGAACTGGGCCAGGTACGGCAGCGTCATCGTGAACGGCTGGGTCATGTTGACCAGGGCCGACGCGATCGAGCCGCCGATGAACTGCGTGAACAGCAGGCCACGGATGGCTTGCGCCTCCTCCTGCGGGTTCTGGATGTACTCCATCAGGCGGATGGCTGCGTCCTTGACATCGCCGTCAGTCACCTCCGAGGCCGAGCGGCTGATCTCGCCCGCGTGCAGGTTGGTGGAGATCTGCCGTGCGTTGCTGTAGACGAAGCCCGCCAGGACGCGCCCGGCGTCCTCGCTGAAGCCGTCGATGCCCTTGCGCTGGATCAGGCGCTTCATGGCCGAGCGGTTGGTCTTGGCCATCTTGAGGTAGGCCTGGAACACCTCCGACTTGGCGTCGACGCCGGACTCTTCCAGGCCCAGGCTCTCGCCGAACAGCGCCAGCGTCTCGGGCGTCACGCCACTGAAGAGCTTGTAGCTCTCCTGGCTCATGGTGCCCGTGGTGACGGTCGCCTCGGGGTACTGCTCGCGCATCTCACGGGCCATCTTGTTGGCGTCGCGCTCGTTCTCGAACATCGAGAAGTAGAGCTGCTCGCCATCCTTGCCGACGGCGTAGACCGTGAACTGGCCGAAGCGAGACAACGGGGCGTAGCCGCGAGCCATCAAGCCGATGGCCTGGCCAGCCTTCTCCTTGATCGCGCGCTTGCTGTCCTCGAGGACCTTGGCCCGCTGCGGGTTCTGTTCGATGAGCTGGTCCAGGTGCGCGACCATGGCGTTGAGTGCGCCGTCCAGGTTGGTCGCCTCGAGCGCACGCTGCCGCACGCCGGCCCCGTCCGTGCCCAGGTAGCGCAGCATGTCGGAGACAGCCAGGTCGGTCAGGCTCTTGTTGGTCGCCCGGCGGAACTCGCGGTACAGGCCGACCTGCCGATCGTTCAGGCCAAACAGGTCGCGCAGCTCGTCGTTGGTGAACACCACGCCAGCCGTCGACACGTCATCGGTCTCGATGATGTTGCCCTCGTCATCGCGGGTGTACTTCAGCGTGCCGCCGAAGATCGGCTCGCGCAGGGCCTTGACGTCCTCGGCCGACAGCGGGCTCTTGGCGATGTCCTTGATCGTCTCGAGCTTGGGCAGGATGGTGGGCGCCAGATCAGCGGCGCGCGTGGCGTAGGCCGAAACGTCGTTGATGAAACGCTGCACGGCGTCGAACACGCGCTTGAACTGCGGATGCTTCTGCGCGATGTTGTACTGCGTGCCGACCGAGCGATCCCACCAGTTCAGCTTCTTGCTCGTCTTGAGCAGGTCGCCGAGCTGGTAGTTGGTCGAGATCTTGAGCTCGCTCAGGTCGTCGAACCAGGGGCGGTCGGCGGACTTGGTGATCTCGGGCTCCGGCCGCCACACCAGATCTTTACCGCCCTTGCGGATTGGCGTAAACCCGTTCTTCTTGTAGAACTTGGTCAGGGCCGCCTGGCTGACCCGGCCCTTGTCCCATGGGTACAGCGTCAGCGGCATGTTGTCCTCGGCCGCCAGGCGCTGCAGCTCCTGCATGCCCTTGGTGCCGTTGCCGCTGCGCAGCGGATACGCCTGGAACCACTTGACCTCAGTGGCGCCCGGCACGGTCACGCTGTCGTCCAGCTCGAAGATGACCATGTCGTCTTCGCCGAACATCATCACGCGCTGGCGCCCGTTCATTGGGTTGCGGGGGAACATCTCATTCACCTTGGCTACCCATGCCTTGGCCTTGTCCCTGGATGGCTTGTCGGCAGAGAGGTCAATGGTGATCTCGCCGCTGTCGCGGTCCTCTGACTTGCGCACCGCAAAGCCGAGCGCCTTGAGGTTCAGCGGCTTCTCGCGCGGCAGGTCGGCGACGCCGGCCCTGTCGTTGATGCGCTTGACCTCCGCGTCCGACAGCACGCGGGTGACCTTCATCTCGCCGCCGATCAGCCAGTTGCCCGTCATGTTCGGGTTGGTCTTGTAGCGGTAGAAGCCGCCCTCCGGCACCTGGTCGGTGATGTGCGCCTTGACCGGCACCAGCTTGCCCTGGGCGTTGGTGCCGCGCTTGTTGGCCTCCTCTTGCCAGTCGACATCGGCGGCGAACATCACCTCGGCCCAGACGTGCTCGGGGTTGCGCAGCGTGGGCTTCTTGTCGCTCGGCTTGGCCTTCATGCCGATGTGCGTGGCGACGGGCAGATCGCCGGCGTGCCAGCCCGGGCGGTAGGCGAGCGGGCCGAGCTTGGACTTGACCTTGCCGCCGGCGGCCGCGGGGCCCTCTTCGGCGCGCAGCCACTCATCCATCGGCACCGGCTTGTCGGCGTTGACGAACAGCGGGAACAGCTTGCCAGGCTCGCGCGGCGAGGTGCGGAAGAGCTTGTAGGCCTTGACCGTGCTCTCGGGCTCGTAGTCGCGGTCTGCGCTGAAGCGGATGTCGCCTTCGTACTGGCGGAAGTTGGCCTCCATCTCGCCCATGCCGAACCGAGCCGCCTCTTCGGCGGTAACTGGTCGCTGACCGAACGCGCCGATATTGCCGATCGCCGACTTGATCTGGTCGGGCCGGAAGGCGATGAAGTAGTTGTCGGTCTGCTGCTTGCGCGCGTCTTCGCGAGCGATGGCGTCCAGGTACTTCTTCTTCTCTGCGTCGCTCAGCCAACTATTGTTGTTGATGCGCGCGATCTGTTCGTGGTTCCGGTACTTGCCGCGAATGATGATGCCATCGTGGCCCTCGCGCTTGGCCCGCTCAATCATCCTCGTGGGATCCTCTGGCCCAAACTCAAACTCCGTGCCAGCCCCGTAGCCCCAGCGGGCGTCGACGATCAGCGGATTCTGTAGTGACAAGTACACGGGCATGATGTTCTGCCCGCCGTTGTACAGGGAAGTGAAATCTTGCGGGCCTTCGTCGTAGCCTTCGTCATAGAAGTCGTCGACGCGACCAAAGCCCTGGTTCTCGTACTTCTCGGCGTAGGTCGAAAGCCCGGTTGCGTCATCGGCTGCGGACTCTGCGGTCTCAATTCTCCCTGTGAAGAAGAAGGCTCGCTCACCTTTCCGGCCGTAGGTCTGGCCGGCGCGATTGACGTCGAAGATGCTGAAGTCGCCCGCGGTGCCGTGGTAGACGACTCTCGGCCGACCGATGCCGTTCACCACCTTGGAGTTGCCAAACCACCCCTTGAACTCGGGCGTCTCGGTCTGGGCGCGATCCGGGCTGAACAGCGGCACGCCGCCGGCCACCTTCTCGCGCATGGCGTCGGTGACGTCGAAGCCGGGTTGCTGCAGGAAAGCGTCCTTGCTGTACCCCGGGATCAACATGGTGCCCATCTTCTTGGCTGTAACAGAGACCTTGCCGCTCACACCGACCGTCGCCATCTGCCCGCCACCCAGCTTCGGCAGCAGCTTCTTCAGCGTCGTGGGCACGATGGTGTCGTAGAAGGTCTTCATGCCTTCGCCGCCGACCTTGAGACCTTCGCCTGACAGGGTGCCTGACTTCGCCGCCAGGATCTTGTCCGCGATCTCTTTGCCGACCACTTCGTCCAGACGCGAGCCGCCGAACGATCCACTCTCAAATTTTGGAAACACGCCAGTAGCGGTGTCTACAAGGCCGACAGTGTCGCGACCGCCAGCCTTGATCGTCACTGTCGCCCGGTTCTCGGCAGATGCGGGCCGCCACGAGATCTCGTCGACCTGCTTGCTCAGGTCATACCGCTCCGCAGACTGCTCGCCGTTGACGAACGCCACCTTGTCGTAGCCACCCTCTGCGGCCATGACCATCACGCGCTTGAGCGCCAGGTTTAGCCAGCCCTCGGTCTTGGTAACGAAGGGGGCCGATGGAATCGCGCCATTGCGGCCAGCAATCATGCCAATCGCGGCCGCCTCGCTCGAGGCATCAACCGTTGAGTGGTATTCGCCACGGGCGTCGTAAATGTCCCACCGCCCGTCCTCGTCTTTCTTCGCGCTCCAGCCTTTGCCCACTTCATCGAACCCGCGCCTCTTCCCCTCCTGCCCCCAGTCGCTCTGCAGCTCCTCGACGAACAGCACGCGGTTGCCATCAGCATCGGTGCGGTCGTTCACGCGAATGTGGGCGAGGACGTTGGGCTGGTCCCAGTGGCTGGAACGGTACTGAACGCCGGCTTTCTTCTTGGCTGCATCAACCTTGGCCTGGTCCTCAGGGCTCAGCACCAAATAGCGCTCTTCGTCCAGCAGCCGCTGCGTCTTGGCATCGACGCCCGGCAGCGTCAGCAGCACCTCGCGGTAGTTCTCACCGCCGGGGAGGGTGTATTGGCCGTACTTGGTCGCCGCTGCCGAGCGCCCTGCCGTCATTGCTGCGTCAGCATCAACTTCGTTTTCAAACGGGCCTTCTATGACGCGGTTTTCGTCATCGACGACATACCAATCGCCGGAATCACTTTGGTCCGCGTGAAGGTTTCCAACGTAGCCCGGATCGCCACCTCCGCCCAGCACCGACTCCTCAACACGCACGCCGCCCTGCTCGAGGTACTGCGCGACCTGCTCCTTGGTGATCTTGGGCGTGACGGTCTTTCCTAGATCAAGGTTGTCGAAGCTCTTGACGGTGATGCGACTCTTGACGCCTTCCTTCTGGGCCCACTTCTCTGACGCCTGACGCAACTCATCCGTGATCGCGGACTCGGCTTCATCCTTGGTGCGGAAGTAGGCGCCGAGATCATCGACCTGCTGCCAGGTGCCATCCTCGTTCTGATGCTCGTCGATCAGGCCGTATCCGCTTTCATAGACGGGCTTGGGTTGACCCTCGAGGTCGAGCCAGTCGTTGATGCCGGTCCACTCAACCTCGTCGGCCTTGACGGCGCCCTTGTTGAGCAGGCCCTTGATGGCGGTCTTCCAGGCGCCCGCCGGTGCGGACTTGATTGGCGCATCCTGGAGGCCGCGCGCCAGAGCGCTGTAGAAGCCGAGCGGGGTGCGGTCGGCGCTGCGGCGGATGTCGGGGTTCCACGAGAACTCGCCGCTGTCTTGGTCTCCGCGTGATTCATACGCGTCCATGGCGCGGGGGAAGAACTTCCTCCCGTCGGCTGTCTTCGACGACATCTTGAAGCGCTTGCCCTCGCTCTTTGCAGCGTCCATTGCTCGCGCATAAAGCTCGGTGCCAATGCCCATCCTTCGCCAGTTTGCGGCGACCTCGATATCAGTCCAGGCTAGAGTGTTTTTCCTCAGCCCGGGTATCGTCTCATCGCTCAGTACATAGCCAACCACGCGGCCATCCACCCGAGCGAATACGGCTCGCTCGTCGGGACCGACGGGCTCAAACGTGTCGGAGTAGAAAACGACCTGGCCGCTCGGGTCGGGCGCGTTTCTCAGTTCCCGCCAGATTTCAGCCGCGTTATTGAAACGCTTGTCGCGCTTGAACTCCGGCGAATCGATCTGGCGATCGGCGGACTTGGTGATGTCCGGATTGTCAGCCGCAAAGTCGCCACTGTTTCCGATTGCGGACTTGATCTGCGTGGGGTAGAAGGCCACCCAGTCGTCGCGATACTGGCCGCCGTCGGTGTCGCTTTCGCGCACGACGACACCGTCGTAGCCCTGGCTCACCAGCCTGGCGCGGAATGCAGCTGCGCCGCCCGCGTCGTCACGCTCCTCGGTGAGCGCTTCGTAGCCCTCGATCTCGTACGGATTCTGGATCGAGAGGTAGGCCGGGTAGACAACCGAGCCCTCATCGCCGCGCATCTCGGCAAAGACGTCTGCCGTAGCCTCTGCGGAGCCCTCTTCGTAGCCCTCACTGCCAGGCTGCGGCGCAGCGAACCAGGAGCCGAGCTGGCCGAACCAGTTGTTGTTGCGCACGGCGCCAGCCTCGCGCACCGTATTGAACTCGGTGAGGTCTTTGTTGGTGCCGTGGAAAACGATCAGCGGACGGCCTTTGGCGTCGACCACCTTGCTGTTCTTGAACCAGCGCTGGAATGCGGGCGTGCGGGTCTGTGCGCGATCGAAGTCGGCGAGCTGTCGCATCGACTCGAACTCGGGCGGCCCGATGCGAGCGTTGCGCATCTCCTGCAGCGCTGCGCGTGCAGACTGCACCTTCTCCGCGGCCTCTCGGTACGCCTGGAAGTACGGATGCGTCTCGGGGTCGTACTCCCTGCCTGGCGCCATCTGCTGGAAGGCAACGGTACGTGCGACTTGTTCGACAGTCTCCTCGTCGACCTCGCCCGCCCTGCGCATGTTCTCAGTGATCCGGCGCGTGGTGTCGGCCTCAACCTTTTTTCTGCCGGCGCTCCAGGCCTGGTTGCTTTCGTCCTCCAGGCGACCCACCAGCAGGCCTTGCTCGCGTTCTTCATCGGTCACGGGGCCGACGTAACCGCGGGGCAGCGTCTTCGCCTCCGGCGCCGTCACCGTGAAGATCTCCGGGTGCTGCTCCTTGAGCAGGCGCATGAACTCGCGGCGCTCGTCCTCGAGCTCGGCCAGCGTGTCGGCCGCGGCCATGATCTGCGCACGTTCAACGGGCACGCCGTCGGCGCGGTACTGGTCCAAGCGTGCGAGCAGGGCATCGCGATCGAGATCGCTCATGTCCTTCACGACGCTCATGCAACCAGAAATCTTCAGTGTGCTCATAGAACATCTCCGCGAATCACGGCCATCATGATGACGGCCAACACTTCATCGTCTTGCTTGTGGATCTGGGCGACGACATCGCTCTCGTCGAGGCCGAAGAGACCCTTGCGAATTGTCCGGTAGGCGTCGACGCCAGCCGAGGCACCACCGCCGCTGGGCAACGCCACAAAGAGGTCGACCTGGGCGAAGCCCTGCACGGCCACCGCCTCGGGCGTGTAGCCGATGCCCTGCAGGGCGATCGCCAGCGGGTCGAGGATCATTGCCGCGTCACCGTCGTCGTGGTGCCTGCCGTCGCGAACGACTGCGCGATCGCCCCGGCGGTGCGCGAGGTCTTGGTGACCTCAAGGTCGTCGGTCAATCCGTGCAGCGCGGCGAGCTCTTCGATCATGAGGCCAGGCTCGACCGTGTTGATCAAGGTGCGCGCCGTCGTGCTGATGACCACGGTGCCGCTCGCCTGGGTAACCGTCTGCTCCACCACTCCAGCCGAGCGCGAGGTGGACGACACGGTGAGCGGGGTGCCCAGGCCGTGCAGCAGCCAGATGTCGTGCAGCAGCTTGGCCTGCGCGGCGGTCACCAGGTAGTCGCTCTTCTCGATCAGGCCGCCGAAGAAGGCGCTGGCGTTGCTGAGCTTGGTCGGTGCGAGGTTGATCGCACCAGGGGTGACCGTCGGCGCAAAGAAGGCCTGGGCATTGAACGCGGCCGGCGAGACGTAGCCGGGCGCGACGTAGCCTGGCGCGACGTAGTCGCCGATGGAGATGCCGTAGCTGGTGCTGAGCGCCGGCGGGAAGGTCTGCCCGGCGTTGGTGAAGAGCGCGGGCGCGAGATCGACCGGACCCGCGCTGACGGTGACCGTCAGGAACGTGATGCTGTTGTCGAGCCGCGGCGGGCTGAGCTTCTGCTGCTGCTGCAGGGCCGCCGAGAAGAACGCCTGGACGTTGCTGAACGGGGTAGCTGCCAGCGCGTAGGTGGTGCTGACCGTCGGGCTGCTGAAGCTCTGCGCGTTGCTGTAGGGGCTCGGCGCCAGGCTCACCGTCGACGCGATCGTCGGCGCGAAGAAGCTCTGCGTGTTGCTGTACAGCGCCGGGACGAGCGCGCTCTTCGCGCTCAACGCTGGCGCAAAGAACGCCTGGGTGTTGGTGTAGAGGCTCGGCGCCAGCGGGACGGCGCCAGCGCTGACGGTGGGCCCGTAGAACGTCTGGCCGCTGGTGTACAGCGTGGGCGCCAGGGCATAGCTCGTGGCCAGCGCAGCCGCGTAGAACGTCTGGCCGTTGCCGAAGAGCGCGGGGGCGAGCGTGGTCGCGCCCACGGCCAGCGTCGGGCCGTAGAAGGTCTGGCTGTTGCTGAGGAGGGTTGGCGCAAGGCTGACTGCACCGGGCGTTACCGTGGCCGCAAAGAAGGCCTGCGCGTTGCTGTAGAGGCTTGGCGTCAGCGCTCGGGTGGCACTAAGGCTTGCGGCGTAGAACGTCGCGCCGTTGGTGTACAGGCTCGGCGCCAGGTTGACTGCGCCGACCGTGACACTCGGGCCGTAGAAGACCTGGGTGTTGGTGTAGAGCCCGTTCGACAGCGCAACCGAGCCGACCGACGCCGTCGCCGAGTAGAAGGTCTGGGTGTTGGTGTAGAGCGTCGGCGCCAGGTTGACCGCGCCGACGGCAATGCTCGGGCCGTAGAAGACCTGGGCGTTGCTGTAGAGCGCAGGCACCAGCGAGAAGCCCGTGCTGAGCGTCGGCGCGTAGAACGTCTGCGCGTTGGCGACGAGGCTGGGCGCGAGGCTGTAGCTCGCCGCGACGCTGGCGACGTAGAAGGTCTGGGCGTTGGTGGCCGGCGCTGGGGTCAGCGCGTAGGTCGTCGTCAGCGCCGGGCCGAAGAACGTCGGGGCGTTGGTGTAGAGACTCGGCGCGAGGTTGCGCGTGGCCGTGACCGTGGCCGCAAGGAACGTCTGGCCATTGCTGACCAGGGTGGGCGCAAGCGCGTAGCTCGAGCTGACCGCGGCCGCGAAGAACGACTGCGCGTTGTCGTAGCGCGCCGGCGTGAGCGTGTAGCTGGCGGCTACGCTGGCGGCGTAGAAGGTCTGCGCGTTCGCGACCAGGCTTGGCGCCAGCGCATACGTGGCGCTCAGCGTGGGGCCAAAGAACGTCTGCGTGTTGCTCGCCAGCGTGGGCGTGAGCGCGTAGGTAGAGCTGGCGCTCGCCGCAAAGAAGCTCTGGCTGTTGGTGAACAGCGAGGGCGCAAGTGCCTGCGGGCCAGCGGCCTGCGAGACCGTGGGCCCGAAGTAAGACTGGTCGTTGGTGTAGAGCCCAGGCGTGAGCGCGACGGCGCCCGGAGTCACCGTCGCGCTGAAGTACGACTGGCTGTTGGTGAACAGCGACGGCGTCAGCTGGCGCGTGGCACTGAGCGTCGCGCCAAAGAAGCTCGAGCTGTTGGTGTAGAGCGCAGGCGTCAGCGCATAGGTGGCGCTGACGGCGGGCCCAAAGAAGCTCTGGCTGTTGGTGTAGAGGGTGGGCGATAGCCCCTGCGGGCCGGCGCTGGCGACGTGCGCGACCGACAGCTCACCGATCGGGCCCGCTGCAATCGGACCGCCACCGAGGAGGGGCCACGACCTCATGCTGTTACCAGATCAGAGCGGGCAGCTCTGCAATGAGTTCTTGAGCGGTGGGTATGGGGCGCAGCCCCGCCTCGTAATCAGCCAGCACCTCGTAGCAGTGACGCCACACCGCATCGCGCCACGCGAGCGCTGCCGTGCCCTCGGCCGCGAACACCGGGTCGGTGCTGGAGTGATACGTGCAGCAGGACATGAGGTTGTCGTAGTTGCGCGCCTGCACGGTGGCGTCCATGTGCGCCTGCACGGCCGCCTTGAGTTCGCGCTTGACCACCTCAACGTCTGGCACGAACTCAGTACCGTTCCACAGGTAGCCCAGCGGCGTGTCCTGGTCGCAGGGCACACCGACCTCGTGCTCCCAGTAGTTCACCGTGACCACGCGGCCTTCGTCGTCGAGCAGGGCTTGCCAGATCATCAGAAGTCACTCTCAATGGAGATGCTGTTGACTTGGAAGGAGGCGACCGCGTTGGTCACGTTGACCATCCACAGGCCTGGGTGCAGCAGGGTGGTGCCGGCGGGCAAGTTGGTACTGATGGTGCCCGTGGACTCGAACGCCGGCTCGCCCGAGGTGGTGTAGCGGCGCACGCGGTAGCCGATGTCGCCTGCCGACGTGCCGTTGTGGGGTCTGCAGAACAGGACCAATTCGATCAGGTCGGTGTTGTTGACTGGGAAGTTGGCGCCCAGGGCGATGTTGGTCGGTGTCGCACCGGTGAGTGTGTGCACGACGCGCCAGTTGGCATCGGTGGCGGTATTGGCGGCGATGCCGATTACGCCTGGCGTGGTGTTGGTGAACGGGTCGATGTTGGCTGGCGCCGTCGTCACGTCGCGCAGGCCGGCAAAGAAGCGGTTGTTGGCCTGGGTGGCCGACAAGGAGAAGCGCATAACCAGCCGGAAGCCGCCTTCGCCATTGATCGAACCGCGCAACATGAGTGCGCCAATGTTGGCCGCGTTGGCGTAGAGCGAGTTGATGGCGTTGGCCGTGGCGGCGGTGGCGTACTGGGTGCGCGGCAGCGCGTTGCGGATGTTGGTGCCCGCCGCAGGGGTGATGGCCGTGCCGGCGGTGGCCGCAGTGAGTGCGCCAGCGCCTATTGCAACAATGGTTGCCGGCCCACCCTGGTACTTGACCAGGCGGTTGAAGCTGATCGCATCCTGCAGCGGCGAGTCCACGCCTGAGGGGCGCTTGGTTTTGAGCACTGTCTGCCCAGGCACGATCTGACGGGCGTACAGGTAATTGCCGCTGGGCGGGGCGCCGGGTTCTGCTGAAACGGTGGGTAGCAGCATGGCGCCCACGTTGTCGAACTGCGCGGACCTGCTGGCGATGAGAGTGAGCGCCACGTACTTGGTGCCCGCCGACAGCGACACCGCCGCGCCGGCGTTACTCGACTCCAGCACGGTGGTGCGGGTGAGTGTGTTGGTGGCGCTGTAGGTGCCGAGCCCCCCTTCCCACTCACCCGTTGGCGTGCCATTGCCGTCCACGCCCCACACCGCGTACCAGCAGGTATCGCTGACCGCCAGCACGGAAGCAAAAGTCCGGTAGCCAGTGATGGCCCCGGCCAGCGTGAGCGCGCCCGTGCCGGTGCTGGTCGAGGTCTCAAAGACGCGGTCTTCGCTGATGTGAGCCATGGTCAGACGTAGAAGTTGGGCGCCTTGTTAGGCGTGGTGGCACGATCGGCCTGGTAGTGCAGGTCAAGCGCGATGCCGAACACTTGGTCGGCAAAGGTGTCATTGACGTGGGCGCCATCGCGGAACACGCGCACCAGGATCATCGTGTCCGGCTCGACGTTGGTGCCGGGGATGGCGTTGGCCGGCGAGACCTCGGCGATGTGGTGCGTGTACGGCGTGCCGGTAGCGGCCTGCTCTATGTAGACCGTGGTCGTGGGGCCAAAGGCCATCTGCTGATGCCCCTTGGCGAGCGTCCACTCAATCCCCCAGCGCACAACACCGGTGCTGTTGTCATTGGTGGTCCAGTGGATGTGCGGGTAGAGGGCGGTGCCCAGCGCGTAGTCATGATCGATGTGGAAGTTGCCAAAGACCTCGGTCATCGCGCCAGGCGGGAACGCCAGCAGATGCAGCTGGTCACGGAACTCGGTGAATTGCGGGTCAGACTGGCTCCCGCGCGTCACCATCTCCCTGACGTTGTCACGCCAGCCGAGCGCCGTGCGCGCGTCGAGATCGCTGAAGTTCGCGTCGAGCTCTTGGTAAGAGAGCTCGGAGCCCTTGTCTGCCCGCTTGATGATCATGGCTTACAGCTGGAAGATGCCGGAGGCGTTCCAGGTGATCGTGATGTCGCCCGAGTTGGGCGTCACGGGCAGGCCCGTCACACCAGTGTCGATGAACGCCACCAAGCGCGAGGTGCCCGCGGTGCCGGTGTCGATGTAGAGCACCAGGGCCTCGGCGCTGTTACCACTCACGCCGGTGAAGGTGTTGGTGCCGGTGGTCTTGAACAGGCCGTCCGTCACCGTCTTCGTGGCCGGAATAGTCTGCGGCGTTCCGACGACTCCAGTGAGAGACGAGAAGAACTGATGCGCAGCGCTGTAGGTGTAGGTGCCGAGGTCCACCAGGGCGACCTTGACGGTGCCGGCCAGCAGGTCGACGTTGGTGCCGCCACCGATGATGGCTTCCTTGTACTTGGGGTAGATGGCGTTGGCCATGTTTTTCCTTTCAACAAATTGTTGGTGTTACAGGCAAATCAAAGCCTGGGGGTGGCATCTACGGACTCGATGAAGCCACGGACATCGCGCCGGATCGTGAAGGTCCACGACTTTGGCGAGGACGCAGACGCTGGAACCTGCAGCTCGCGCAGCCGGTCCGTGATCGCCTGGACTACCTTCTCGTTTCCGGTTTCGATGGCGCTCGCCACCGGCTCCATGTCGAGATGGATCTGGATCGTCTCCTGGGTGGGAGACGCAATCGGGGGTGCCGGCTCGTTGAGCACGACGGGAGGCACGACTGGCTCGGGTGGCGGCGGCGGAGCGGGCTCAGGCTCAGGCTCGCGCCGCGCGACCTTGTCCATGGTCGTGTTGAACTTGCTGCCGCCGAGCTCGACCTGAGCTCCAGCCGTCAGCGCCAGGCGCTTGAGATCCGCCTGCGACTTGACTCGTCTCATTTCTTCAGGCACTCCAGCAGTTTGCGCATTGTAGTGAGGCGCTCGTCGTAGTCAGACAGCGCCGCACCGGCGTCGACGGTGAGCTTGGCCTTGTCGCCGGTGTCCTCGACCTCGACTTCGTAAGTGACCTTGAGGCCCTTGGCGTCGGCTGGCCCGACGTTGTCGCGCACAGTGATCGTGGGCTCAGGTGCGCGGTCTTCGCTCTTGACGATGCTGCCCTGGGGCTTGGGGCCGGCGAAGCGGTCGATCAGCTTGTCGAGCGCCTGGCGGTCCACGCGCGGGTCCATGAACCAGGGCTGCGTGCGCTTGCTGCCGTCGGCGTTCTCGGAGACCTTGAAGCGGGTCGGGATGACGCCGTTGGCGCGCTTCTTGATCGCGGCCATCAGCTCCTTGTACTCGTCGAGCCCCAGGCGACGCATGACGCCGGCGCTGTCCGGGTAGAGCTTGTAGCGCTCGCCGTTCCCATCAATGGCGTACTCGGTGCCGTACGAGAACGCGCCGTACTCGCCCTCCTTGGCCGAGACATCGGCGAACGGGTTGGGCACGCCCTTGACCTCGTTGAGCAGGGCCTCGAGCGTCTTGTGGCTTGCCTCTTGGCCGGAGTGGGCGACCCAGCCCTCCCAGTGCCAGCGGCCCACCGTGGGGCGCACGTCGCTGCTGCGCAGGCCTTCGGCACGCAGGCGCGCGAAGATCTCCGGCAGCTTGCGGTCGAGCGCGTCCTCGATCGACTCGTAGAGCATGAGGCCGCGCACACCGGTGGTGAGGTTGGCCATGCCTGAGCCTGGCAGCAGGGCGCTCAGCACCTCGCCATCAGGCGCGGCCTCCGTGGCCTCGAGCATGGCCTGCTCGCCGGCGCCGATCCACACGGTCTTGCCGTCGGCACCCTTGTAGCCGTAGCGGCTCACGCCGTCGTACAGGTTGTAGTCGCCCAGGCGGCCGTCGTTGAAGGTGTTGTCGATCTGCACGCGATCAAGCACGATGACGTCGTCGTGGCCGATCACCAGCATCGTGAAGCTGATCACCTTGTTGTCGATGCCCACGCCCTCGCTGATCTTCACGAACTCGCGGCGGATCTCGCGGCCGGTGAGGCGCGGATCACTGAACAGGTCGTGCATGTACTGCATCTTGGTGCGGCCGTCGGGCATGCGCCGGGACATGCCGACCATGAACGAGGAGCCGAACGCATTGGCGTTGTGCGTGGTGCCCGCGCCGGGCTGGCCGGTGCCCTTGCGGATGGCGTCCGCGACCACCGCCTCCCACTGCGTGATGTCGGTTTCGTTGAAGGTGCCGGCGAGCACCTTGGAGACGAACGGGCCCACCTGGTCGACGAGCTCGATGAAGGCCGACTCCTGCACGTACGGCGACACGCCGCGCGACAGGAACGACCAGAGCATCAGCTTGGCGGTGGTCTCGGGCTTGACCTTGCCGCTCTCGTAGAGGCGGCGGAACTCGCGGCCGGCGGCAAAGCCGTGATCGGCGTCAGCAACTTGACCCTGCGACAGCGACTTCAGCTGCTCGTAGATGCCGTCGCTGTTGTACATCTGGATGAAGCGATTGGGCGCCATCGGCACATCGTTGGTGCCGTAGGCCCGCGCTTGCATCAACAGCCACTTGTCCGTGCTCTGGGTGGCATCGGGTGATGCCGCCAGCACGCGATCGAGGACGTCGAGCTGCTCTTCGGCGTTGCCCTCCGTCGTCTTGAGCATCAGCTCAGCGGCGGTGCCGACGTCCTTCTGATCGACGATGGAGACGGTCTGGCGGAGCTTCTTGACGACGCCGTGCTTGTTGACGGCCTCGAGCTCCTCGACCTTCGACCTCAGGTAGCGGGTTTGCTCGGGGGTTGCCCGGAAGACTCGCTGCCAGTTGCTGAAGCTGAAGTCGAATCCTTCGATTCGGATTCCAGCGATGTAGGGGGCGAGAAGATTATCGACGACCCCTCGGAATAGATCGGGTGTTCCGGCCCCGCTATCGGGATTCCGCGCGCCTCGCAGATCTTCTGCACCCAGCTCTTTTCCTGTGGCATTTTTCCAATACTCCTTAGCCGAGTCGAGCGTTGACTTGGTGTTGTAGACCGTGCGGGCACTCAGCCCCGTGGCCTTCTGGACCTGCTCGACCTGGTCCAGGAACTCCTCGAATTGCTGCTGCTTGGTCTTCTTCGACTCACCGTCGGCGAAGAACAGGATCTTGATGCCCTTGCCGGTGGCCGACTCACTGGCGCCAAAGAAGCCGGCCTTGTGGGCGGCTGCCAGGGCGGCATCGACTTCGGAACGATCAAGGTCTTTGCCGTTGCCAATGAGCACAGCCGGAATGTCCGGCACAGCCTCATTGTACGCCGGTGCGGTAGCGACCGCACCCTCCTGGACGAAGGCAAAACCGAGCAGATTCGCGAGCTTGCGCGAGGCCTCAAACGGCAGCGGATTGCCTTCCGTGTTGCGCGCCCAGATGGTGAACGTGTCCTCGCGCTCGCCAGCCCACAGGCCACGGATCTGGCCCAGCTTCATCGACTTGTTGGCCAGCTGGCCGATCGACTCGAGGAAGCGCGTGGCATCCGAGCCGCGCAGCACGTCGCGGATGCGGACGTGCAGGCGCGAAGTGGCGAACTCGATGTCCTTGGTCTTAGGGTAGGTGACGACCTTGTAGCTCTTGCCGTCGATCTCGAAGGCGCGGCCAGGCTTGGTCGACACGACCATGGCCGGATCCAGCGCGCCCTCCTTGGCGGCGGCCGCATCCATCTTCTTGCCCAGCTGCTTGGCTTCGGTGGCCGCCTTCTTGGCCGCCTTCTTGGCCTCGCTGGCGGCCTTCTTGGCTGCCTTCTTGGCTTCCTTTTTGGACTCGCGATCCGCGCTCTTGCGGATGTCGTTGTTGCTGAGGCTGAACGCGCCGCCATTGAAGTCGGCGCTCTTGACCTGGTTGGGGTCAAAGGCCACGAAGATGTCCGCGGGGTCGCCGCTGTAGCCGGTGCCGCCGCCGTCGTCCATGACCTGGCGGATGATGGCGCCGTCGTTGCGCAAGCGGCGGGCGCTGCGGACCACGCTGTCGGTGTTCTCGTAGTGCTCGGTCGCCGGCTCGACGGTGGCGCCGTCGTTGTCGTCGGCAAGCTCTTGCGCCTCAGTTTCGTCGAGGTAGGCGCGGCCGTCTTGGGTGTAGATCGGGTCGCCGCCGGCGTCGAGCACCTGGTACTGCTCGTAGCGCGTGCCGTCCCAGTTGGCGCCCTCGAAGTCGGCCTCGTTGGGATTGCGGATGTTGACGAACAGGGCGTAGATGCCCGGCTGGTCGCCGGCCTGCGGGTCGCTCTCGGCACCCGGATCCTCGACGCGACGCGCACGATTGCGGCGCACGTAGGAGGCCGCCATGCCCTCGTCGTTGGTCGTGAAGATACCGAGGTCGCCGCGCTTCTCGCCGCCCGGCTCCTCAAAGGCCATGAAGCCACCCTTGCCGCTGCCGTGGTAGACCACCAGCGGCTCGCCGTTGTCGTCGACAACCTTGGAGACTGCACCCTTGTCGTCATTCCAGACGCCGCCGGCCTGTCCGGTGAAAGCCTCCCAGTCGCCGAACCAGCGCTTGAACGAGGGCGTGCGCACCTGCACCCACTGCCGCGGGTTCAGGTTGGTTGGCGCGCCGTTGGGCGCCTTGAGCCACTGGTCGGTGCCCTTGTACTGGGCCTCGATCTTTGCGTACTCCGCCCGGGCAAGCTCTTCGTCGCTCAAGCGATCGGGGCTAAAGCGCACCGGTGAGCCGATGCGCTCGAGCTCTGCGTTGGCCTGCTCGACGCTGTCGGGCGGCACGGTGAGCATGCCGGCGCGCAGCGTGGCGCCAGGGATGGCGTCGACGTTGATCGCGTTCAGCTCACGCGACATCAGGCCCTTCTTGACCGGAGCGGGCGCGGGCGCGGGAGCTGCCTCGACGCCGGTCTCATCGCCGCCGATGCGCGAGCGCGGGCCCAGCACCTCGGGGGTGATGGTCTGCTGGCCAAGCAAGATGACCTGGCCAGGCTGCGTGCCCTCCAGGCGCGTGAGGTAGCCGTTGTAGCCAGCGTCGAGCACCTTCGACTCGAAGGCGCGGGCGTTGCCGCCCTTGAGCTTCATCGGGTCGATGTCGGCGTCGTAGATGTTGGTCAGCGTGGCCTTGTGCGCGATGCCGCCCACGCCGGACTCCGGCCGCACGCCGGTGCCCTTGTCGAAGTAGAAGGACAACCTCTGGCGAAGACGTCCGTCTGCGGAGGACAAGATCTCCTCGCGCGCACTGCCCCGCAAGCCCGAGCCGTAGAAGGCGGTCGACAACGTGGGTCGCGCCTGCTGGCTGAAGTGGTAGCCGGTGACGGTCACGCCGGGCGCGCGGTCTGCGCTCTTCTTGATCTGCTGCTCGGCCTTGAGCTGCTCGGCGGCCATGGCCCGCTCGTTGATGCCGCTGTCCTTAAGGTACTGCGTCATCGCCGTGCGGAAGGCGGCGCGCACATCCTCGAGGTCCTTGACGTAGCGATTCGCTCGGTAGCCGGACTGGTTGATGCCCTTGACCAGGCGATCGATGACGCGGTTGATCTGGGCCGCCAGCTTGGCGATGATGCCCTTGGCCTTGGCGCCGTTTTCGGCTCTGATCTGGCCGAACACTTCGCGCCAGAAGGTGGGGTCATTGAGCAGGTTGCCACCGAGGTCGGAGACCAGCTCCTCGAGCTCGCCGCCCTTCTCGCCCGATAGCTCGGCGTTGCCGCGCTTGTTGGCAACTTCGTCTTTGTAGCGGTCGGCGCGGAAGCCCTTGGCGTCGGTCACCCTGGTGCGCACCACCGCGGCGATCGCGTTCCAGGCCTCGGGGTTGGTCTCGCGCAGGGTGTGGAAGAACTCGTGGCCGAAGACGGCCAGCGGATTTACCGTGGTCTCGCTGGCGATGAAGATCGTGTTCGGCTGGCCCGGGATGACGAAGCCATCGCTGATGCGCCCGCCACCTTCGGGGGTGAAGAACACCACCTGCTTGTTGAGCAGTCCAGCAACGGCCTGGATCAGGCCAGCCTCTTCCTGCGACAGCGGCCGCGGCGCACCCGGGCGCGCTGGGCTTTCTTGCTTGGGCAGCTCGTTGGGGCGGAACACGCGCAGCTTGCGCGGCTTGCCTTCGTCGTTGATGTAGCGGAACTGGGGCTGATTGGCGGCCGGAGCTTCGGACTCGGCCGGGGTGAAGTTCGGCTGCGTGATGGCAGCATCGACGGCGGCGTCAGGCGCTGCGGCGGCGTCCAGCGCTGGGGCGGCTTCGGGTGTTGCCGGCGGGGCAACAGTTGTTGCACTTTGTGCAACACCTGATTCGGCCGCGGGCTTCTTTGCCGCGCGCGACTTGGCCCAGGTCTTGAAGTCCTCGACGGCCATCTCGGTGACCGCGCCCAGGCCGGTCCAGCCCGGCTCGTAGTTGGCGAGGTAGCCCTGGCGCGCCGCCTCTTCCGAGGTGAAGCCCATCATGACCTTGTGCTCGTCGAAGGACCCGTCCTTGTTGAGCTGGTCGATCACGAACACCTTGCTGCTGTCCGGCCGCGGCCCGACGAACACGTCGAGCTTGTCGCCGTCGGCACCCACCGTGCCCTGGAACTCACCGTAGTGGTGAGCCATCTTGGTCTCCCACTGCTTGCCATCAGGGGAGGTGCCGCGCCGTGTCGAGCCCTGCGGGTTCTCGATCTTGATGCGCATGCCGTTGAGGTCGATGACGTCCGACTTCTTGTAGTTGCCGGCGGCGATCTGGGCCTCAGTGGGCTCGAGGCGCTCGTTCTGCGGGCTGGCGGCCGCGGTGTTGGCCAGGGCGTCGACGCGGTCCTTGATCGCCTTGCGCGCGAGCTGCGCGTCGGCCGGGCCGTCGAGCTGGAACTTCTGGCCGGTCTTGGTGTTGGTGAGGAAGAACGTGCTGCCGTCACGGGCCACGGTCTCGAAGCCGTTGTCCACCAGCTGGCGCACCACGTTCGCACGCTTGCGCAGGAAGGCGGGCTGCTCGGTGTCGCCGCCCAGCGGGCCCGTGGCCTTCGCTGGGGCTGGCGCCGTGGTCAGGAAGTCCAACTCTTTCGGTTGCGACTCAACATTTTGTTGCGACGCAGGCGCAGCAATGCCAGGGGTCCCTGGCGCGGCCTGCTCCAGCGCGGCGACGCTTTGCGCGCTCGGCGTCGCGGTCGGGGCCTGGTAGCGGCCGATGATCTCGAAGGCCTGCTGCGCAGCGTTGACGCGGACGTTGTTCTCGCCCTGGCTGTTGTTGGCCAGGTTGTAGAGGTAGACGAGCTGCTGGCGATCCTGATCCGAGATCTGGTTGCGCAGCGCGGGGTCGCGCAGGGCGCCAAGCACTGGCGCCAGCGACGGCACCTCGCGCGCGGCCAGGTCTGGCGCAGGCTCGGTGGGCGCGAACTCGGGGTAGTTCTGGATCGAGTCCATCGGCGCCGCGGGCTGCGCATCGCGGTTGGCGAAGAACGTCGCGGACTCGACGCGCTCGAGTGCCGCCTCGCGCGCCACACGCGGGGCGTTGACGTCGCGAGCGAGCGCCATGTCTGCCAGGACGTCGCGCGTCTGCACGTTGTCCCGGCGCAGGTTCTCGAGCCAGCCCTCGTTGCGCATGCCCTCCTCGAGGTTGCGCACGCGCTGCACGAGGTCATCGGCGGCCGGGCCACGGGGGTCGGCGGGTGCCGCAGCGGTCTGGGCGGCAGCCTGGGCGGCGCGCAGCGCGTCGTACTCGGCCTTCTCTTCGGCGGTGAAGAACCGACCGGGATCCGCGGGGACAACGACCGGCTGGCCATCGGGCCCCATCACGGTCAGCTCTTGCGTGCCGGAGCTGATCATCTCCAGCTCGGCGAGTCGCGTGGCGGGATCGACGCTCCCAGATTGGGCAGGAGCCTGCCTAGTTTGAGACAAGGCGCCTGCATTGCCGGCCAGGGCGGCGCGCGACAGCGGGCTGTTAGGCTCGGCGGCCTTGGCGATCACCGGCTGCAGGTCGGGGACGGCGGCGGGGGCCTGCAGGGCGCCGGCCACTACGCCAGGCCCGGCACCCATGACGGCGCCCATGGTGGCCGCGCCGGCCACACCCTTCATCGGGTCGATCGTGGGGTTGTACTTGGCAGCGGCCGAGCGCGAGGAATACTCGGTGAGGCCTTCCTCGAAGCCTTCGGTGCCGGACTCGACGGCGCCGGTCTTCAGGGCGTTGCCGGTGCGGCTGCCGCTTTGGCCCACGCGGCCAGCGCCGGCCAGGATGCGCTCAGCACCCAGCGGGCCCAGGACCGCCCCCACGATGCCGGGCGCCACGCTGGCGCTGCGGGCTGCACGTGTGGCGATCTCCTCGAGGGCCGCATCCGGGTCCATGGACTGGAGCAGCTCCTGGTACTCGGGGTTCTGCTCGAGCACAGCTTTGGGCGTGCGCTTGACGAGCTCATAGGCGCCACCGGCAGCATCGCCGCCGGCCATGGCACCACCCGTTGCCGAGGCGGCACCGAGGCCAAAGCCTGCGCCAAGGCGTCGGGCGGCCTCCTTGCTGGAGCCGGCGGCCAGTGCGCCGCGTGTTGCAGCGCCGGCAGCACCTGCCGAGGCGATACCGGGGATGGCAAACGAGCCAGCCACCTGGGACAGCGCGAGGCCCGGGTTGCGGGCGATGTAGCCCAGGTAGGCGCTGATTTCGTCGCCGGCGCCCTGCGCGTTCTGCAGGTCCTGGCGCAGGAACATCTTTTCGGCCTTGACCTGGTCGCTTTGCGCCTCCTCGCCGGCCTTGATGATGTTCTCGTCGATGAACTTCGAGACGCGGTTGCCCGGGGACACCATGTCCGAGATGGACTTGACGCCGCCGGCGGCAGCATTGGCGATCTCGATCACGTTGTCGTTGATCGCGCCCATCACGCCGCGCTCGGGGGTGCGCGCTTTGATCTCCTCCCGGGTCGGCCCGGCAGTGACGTACTGGTCACCCGTCGGGGTGACGAAGTCCTTCTGGCCGGACGGCGAGATGTTGGAGAGCGCGATGGACTTGATCAGGTCTGACATGTGCGGTGCGTTGGTTAGGGCTGAAGCAGGCCGCCGACGGGCGCTCTGAGGCGATCGCGCTCCATCTTGAGCTGCAGGGCCTCGCGCTGGAACGCATTGGTGTACTGGCCGTACTTTGCGTAGATCTTCTGCGCTTCGCCAGGCGGCAGGGCCATGATCGACTGTCGTGTGCCGATGGCCTTCTGCGCTTCCGCCTGAGCCTGCTGCTTGGAGGCGGTCTCGCGCTGCTTCTTGTCCTGCTCGACTGCACCGCTGACGCCGACCAGGGCGATGTTCTGCTGCACGATCGCCCGGGTTCTGTCGATGCTGGTGTTGATGTCCTGCTGCGTCGGGCGGCGGCCGGTGGCAGCCGTGAAGCGCTCGATCCACTCCTTGCCGTGCGAGGCCGCGATGTCAGCGTCGATCTTGCGCTGCGCGGTGACGTCACCTGAGGCGGCCTTGATGTACTCGGCCCGCGACTCGGGAGGCAGCTTGCTGACGTAGGCCTGGGCCACGCTCTTGAGCTGGCTCTCCGGCATGGTGGCCTGGTCGACCTTGCCCACCGAGAACGTGTTGCCGTTGTAGGCGACGGTGTTCTCGAACTCGCCGGTGGCGCGGTTGTAGGCGGGCTTGACCATCTCCGGCTTGAGTGCTGCGGTCAGCGCCACCTTGCCGGCAACGTAGGGGTCGAGCTGCTGGTTGTTGCGCGCCGCATTGGCCACCAGTGAGCGCACCGTGGCCTGCACGCCGATCAGCTGATCAGCGTTGAGCGTCTTGCTCTCGGCGGACTCCTTGATCGCGTTCATGACCGCCGTGGTGCCCACGGTCAGGGGGTCGTCTTCCTTGCCCTTGCCCTTGCCGCCACCTGCGCCGTCGCCGGACCCGCCGCTGGTGTCGGTGTTGACGAACGCCGGCTTGCTCGCGCCCTCGGTGACCAGCGCCGCGCCCTTGGGCACCACCTGGCTCTTCGGGTTGATGAAGGCCTTGCGGGGGTCGCCCACGCCGGGGATAAAGGCGCCGCCGTCGCCGACGATCTGAGGCTCCGCGAGCTTGGCGCGGATTCTGTCTTCGGCCTCGGCTCGGGCCTTGGCAGAGGCGGCCACGCCCTCAATGCCCGACAGGTAGCGCAGCAGCGAGCGCTCGACATTGGGCACCGCCACCGAGTCGTCGGAGTTGACCACCTGGTGGGTCTTGTTGCCGGCCTCGTCGGTGACGGTCACGAACTTCTGACCCTCACCCAGGCGCTTGGCGCCGGTGGAGTTCCAGGCTTTCAGTGCGCCCTCAGGGTCGCCGGCGTCGAGCATGGTCAGGGCACGGAACGCGCCTTCCTTCTCGGCCTCCTTGGCGCGCTTGAGGTAGGCGTCGGCCTTCTCCTGTCCGCCAGCCATGCCGGACAGGCGCTCGGACAGCGCCATGTACTTGGCGTAGGGCGTGACCGGGTTCTCGTCGACGAACTTCTTCGCGTCCGATGCCGCGGTGAGGCCGCTGAACAAGCGCCGGGCGCCGTCGAGTGTGCGCACCGAGGCGGCCTGCTCGGCCTGGGGCGCGCTGGGTGTGGCCGGCGGGGTGAGGCTCTGGCTCTCCTCCAGGCGCTGCTGGTCGGCCGCGAACTGGGCGGTCTTCAGGTCGGGCTGGTAGGCGGTCTTCTTGGCGCCGTCGGCATCGGTGTAACTCACCGCGCCCGCCTCCTTGACGGTGCCGGCGCTGACGCCGTCGGTGATCGCCTTGTCGATGGCGTCCTTGTCGGCGCGCTCGCGGCGCTTCGCCTCGGCGGCCTCACGCGCCCAGCCGAACTGCTCGGCCTGCATGTCGTCGATCTTGGCCTGGCGCGCGTCGAGCTTTTCCTGGCGCTCGCGCTCGTACTCTCTGTCTCGTGCCTTGAGGTAACCGCCACCGAAGCCGGCGGCGAACGATGCCAGTTTGCTCATGCTTGAGATCCTTCCAGAGCCTGCTCAAGGCGCTCCACCTTGCGCGCAAGGGCGGCCGTGGCGGCCATGTTGATGCCATTCATGGAGATCGGGTCGATGGACGTGCCGCCGGGCGCAGCACTCTCGCCCATGGTGCGGTTGACGTCCTGCGCCATCGGGCCGATGTGGCGGGCGCTGTCGCCCATGCCGCCCTTGTAGCTCCAGCGCGACACCGGGGTCGCCTTGACCGCGGCGAGCGCCTCGTCGTCGGAGACGGGCTTGATGTCGGTCTTGGCATTGACGTCGGAGAGGAACGAAAGACCGGAGGCAATCAAGGAGGAGCCCGCCTTGCTGCCAGCGAACTGGCCAGCGACGCCGCCCAGCGCACCCCAGACGCCGCTGTCCTTGCCCTCGATCTGCGCCACCTGACCGTACAGGCTGCCGGCGCTGTTGTTGCCGGAGATGGCGGTGTTGAAGCCCTGGCCGACGACCGCTGCGTTCTGGCCGATGCTGTTCATCGCGGTCTGGCCGGTGCCGAAGGCGGCGCTGTTGGAGGCGTTGCTGCCGGCGTAGAAGTTCGACGCCGTGTTGGGCATGTTGCGGCCGAAGTTCGACGCCCCGGCGCGCAGTGCGATGCCCTTGTCGCGCACCGCGTTGGCGGCCCCGGTGGCAGCACCTGCAGCACCCAGGGCCTGGGCGCGCTCGGAGGCGCCCTGCGGGCCGGAGAAGGCGGTGGAGGCGAGGCCGTAGCGGCCAGCCAGGCGGGCGCTTTGGCCGCGGGCGTTGCTGAACTGCTGGTTGACGTTGGCCGCGGCCTCGCCGGACACGCGCTTGACGTTGGCGTCGGAGTCGTACTCCATCGCGTCGCGCACCATCTGGCGCTCGACCGGCTGGAACGTCTCCTTGTAGTAGGCGTTCTGGTCGGTGGCGAACTGCTTTTGCGTGGCCGAGGTGTCGAGGTAGTCGTCCACCAGGCGGTCAGCCAGCGCCTGCTGCTTTTCCTGTGCTGGGCGGATGTCGCTGGCGTAGATGCCCTTGTAGAAGTCGAGCGCCTCCTTGGCGATCTCGGCGTTTGCTTGGGCTGCGGCATTCATGCCGCTGGTGTCGGGGGCGTCGGAGCACATGTTTCAGTCCCTGAAGATCTTCACGAATTCCAGCGCCACAGGCTGGTAGCCCAGGCGCCGCATCAGAACGTCAGCTCGGTTCACGAGCTTGCTGTTGACCCGGATTTCGCGGATGCCGAGGGCCAGGAGCGACTGCTCAGCAAAGCGCATCAAGGCCATGACGCGGAATCCGCCGCGGTGCGCGGGCCTGATGAACAGGGTGTCCTCGCAGGCGTAGCGGGTCTGGGTGTGGATGCTCAGCGCGATGAGCATGCGCAGGTTGCCGATCAGCTCGCCGCTCGCGCTGCGGATGGTGAACTGGATCAGATTGCCGGCGCGCTCGCGCGCGATCACGGCGTCGTAGTCGGGGTTCAGGGCGAGACCGTGGCGGTGCTTCTCGGTCTCCAGCCAGTGCTCGAGGTGCAGCTCGTGCATCTCGGGCAGGATGTCGCGAAAGCGCTCGACCTGGATGGTGTAGCCATCGCCCACCAGCTGACCGAACTTGCTCGGCTCGTGGGTGAAGTCAGGCTCGGCAAAGAAGGCGGCCTCGATCTCCGCGGCGTCCTCAGGCAGCAGCACGCGACCGAGCTTGGCGGCGAGCGTTTGTCGGAACACCTCAAGCTGCGGCACAGCCACCCCCTTTCTGGCGGGGCGATTTTACCAGCGGCACAACAATCTGTTGCATCTTTTTTCGCGTTGTGCTAGATGCGTGCGCACGGGTGCCGCCAAAAGATTGTTGCCTCAGCTATTTGCTGGCCGCAAGCTCGTCGAGGGTGGCCTGGTGGCGCGGGCCCAACGGCTCGCCGATGTACTTGCGCGTGGCGCTGTCGCGCTCTTGCGGGTCGTCCCAGCGACTGACCACGTACATCACCGCACCGGTGTCGCCGGTCAGGAACGCATGCCAGGCGCCCGGGGCGATCGTCCGGCTGATGTGGCCGGAGTGCTCGTCGGTCAGCCACTGGCCGATCACGCCTTCGCGCCGCCCCAGGAGCTTGCCGGCGATGTGCACGGTGACGCTCTCGAACGGGTGGCTGTGCGGCACGACCTCGATCAGCGGGTGCATGAGGTAGTGCTCGACCAGGAATTCGCCCTCGGCCCACACCAGCACGCTGGTGCTGACGTCGGTCAGGAACACCTGGCGCATCAGAGCCGGGTTGTGGGGGTAGCCCAGCTGCTTGTAACGCTCGGCGAACTCTCGGACAGACATGTCCACTCCAGACACTTCTTGCACAGCCCGCACATGCGGTGATGCACGCAGCTGCTGACGAGGGGGCGCACCTCGGCGGGGATGAGCTCCCACTGCTCGCGCTTGCTCAGGTAGTCCAGCGGGTGCTGGAACGGCACATCCGGGTGCAGGATCGCCCAGGCGGCCATCATCTGGTCGATGAAAGGCGCAAGCGTGGGGCCGGGCTCAGCTGAGTTGCGGCCGCACCAGACCTGCTTGATGCGGCGATCCTTGGCGACCCACAGGTTGCACACGCTGATGAACACGCGCATCTGGTGTACGAACTGGTAGGGCGTGGGCTCGATCGGGATGTCGGCCCGGGCGCAATGCACGAGGTGGCCCATCATGGCCGCGATCTGGCGCGAGGTGCGCCTATCGAAGGTTGCCAGGTCGTTGGGGAACGACGGCTCGATCGTCAGCACGACATCGCCAGGCAGGGCATGCGTCAGCATGGCCGTGCTCTCGACTCCTCCGCTGAAGAGGATGAGGCGACTCACTGACGCGCCTTCTGCGCCTTGATCGCCGAGTAGAACGGCTCGGCCTTGGGGAAGGTGCCCGAGTCCATGGCCTGCCAGAGGAGGTCGAGCTGCTGCTCGGTGCTGAGCCTGGGCTGGGCGGGCAGGGGTGGCGCAGGTGGCGCGGGCGGCGTCTTGCGGCCGCCACAGATCACCTCTCGCGTCACCGGGTCGACCGCGTCATTTACGCAGCATGCGGAGGCCTCGAGCAGGAACTCGCCCGCCCTTGGCTGAAGCTCGAGGTCTCCCTCGGGGCAGTTGCCGGTGCGGACGATGTTGCCCTCGGCGTCGTAGATAACGAAGTCCTTGTTCATCGCTTGAAGATCAGTATGGAGACGTTGAGGACACCCATGGTCTGGCTGCGATTCACGCGCACGGTGTGAGGCCCGGCCACTGGGTTGGCGAGCGACCACACCAGTGAGCCCGCAGCTCCGGACACGACAGTGGCCTCCGATGCCGTGCCCTCGTCGAGGATGAGATCCCCGTACGACGGCGAGTACGTGCTGCCGCCTTCGCCGCTGCCGGTCGTGAGGCCCGGACCAAGGCCCGCCAGCACCACGACGCAGGCCGTCCCCGTCGGGATGTTCACCGAGAGAAGTAGGGTTGCGGCACTTGTCTGCGCGGCCGTGACCAGGGACACGCCGTTGCCCACAATGTTGCCGGTGTTGACCACGATGCCGTTGAGGCTGGTGGCCTGCACGTCGCCGCGCACCTTGACGTTGGCGAACTCGGCGGAGCCGTTGTCGCGCCGGATCTGCCAGCCGGCTGAGCCCGCGACGAAGTTGTCCGACTGCAGCACGCCGGCGAGCTGCGCGCTGCCGAGGTTGGCCACCTTGGAGGTGATGATCACGCTATCGAGCACGCCCGCCGAGATGGTGCCCGAGGTGATCTTGGCGGCGTTGAGGTTGCCGATGTAGGCATCACCGATCGCGGCCGCATCAAAGAAGTTGGCGACGGTGCCGGCGTTGACCTTTGCCAGGCGGTTGACGAAGTCGCCGGTGTTGAGCACCTCATACAGGCCGGTGCTCTGGTTGAGTATCCTGACCGTGGACCCAATGAACACGCTGTTGGCCGTTGCCAGCTCGCCCTGGCCGATGATGCTGGCCGCCGCGTTTTGCGAAGTCACGTCGCCCGCCAGCACCCAGCTTGAGCCGTTCCAGTAGGAGATGGCCGCGGTGGAGGTGTTGAACCACAGGTCGTTGACGCTGGCGCCAGTGGGCGCCGTCGCCTGGCGGAAGACCGTGTTCTTGGTGGCGTTGTCAGCCGGCCTGCCGGTGCCGGTGACGCCAGTCCAGGTAGCCGTCGTGCCGAGGCCCGCGCCGTCGGTGATTTGGTTCGTGTTGTCGACGTAGTTGCCGGCGGTTTGCCACGCCGAGCCGTTCCAGCGACTGAGGGTGCGCGTCGTGGTGTTGTACCAAAGGTCGCCCACGGCCGTGGCAGTAGGGGTGGACGTGGTGTAGAAGGTCGTGACCTTGCTGTCGGCAGTGTTCTGCGCCTCAGTGGCGAGACCCGCTGCTGCCGCAATCCCTGCGTCCTGCACCGCGACCCAGTTGCTGCCGTCGTGGCGGTAGAGCTTATTGCCGTCGTCGGTATCGAACCACAGGTCGTTGACGGTTCCTGTGGGCGGCGAGGCCTGGTAGTAGGTAACGGTCTTGCCATCAAGATCGGCGGCCGCCGTGGCGTCAAGGGCGGCCAACGTGGAGGGTCGACCCGCCACCTGCGTCCAGTTGGCGGTCAGACCAAGGCCGGCGCCATCCGTGATCTGGTTGGTGTTGTCGACGTAGTTGCCCGACGTCTGCCAAGCGGAGCCATTCCAGCGCCGCAGCTCACGTGTGGTTGTGTTGTACCAAAGGTCACCCACGCCGGTCGCTGTTGGCTCCGAGGTCGTGTAGAACGTGGTGATCTTGCTGTTGGCGGTGGTTTGCGCTGTCGTCGCCAGTCCGGCAGCAGCGGCGATGCCTGCGTCCTGCACCAAGACCCAGCCGCTGCCGTCATGCCGATACAGCTTGTTGCCGTCATTGGTGTCGAACCACAGATCGTTGACCGTGCCGCTTGGCGGGTCGTTCTGGTAGTAGGTGACGGTCTTGCCATCCAGGTCCGATGCCGCGGTGGCATCGAGCGCGGCAAGCGTGGTGGGGCGCCCCGCTACTTGCGTCCAGTTGGCGGTGGTGCCGAGGCCCGCGCCGTCAACCAGCTGGTTGGTGTTTGTGGTGAGGTTGGCGCCGGTAAACCAACTCGAGCCGATGCGCACCTTGATCACGTTGGGAGAGACCGATGTGTCGACCCACACGTCGCCAGCCGCGGGTGAGGACGGCTCCGTGGCGCTGTAGGTCACCACGTTGCGTGTGGCATCGGTCGGCGGCTTGGCGCCACTGACGCCGGAGTAGTCAACGCTGTTCTGGGTGGCGAGCGCGCCCAGGCCGGTGACTTGTCCGGTTGACACGTTGTTCTGCGTGGCGAGCGAGCCCAGGCCTAGGATGGCCGCCACCGGCACACCGCCCGAGGACATGATGACGTTGTTGGCGGTGTCGTAGACGGTGATGTTGCGGAAAGTGCCCGAGGTGGCGTTGATGTTGCCGGTGACGGTGAGCGCGCTGCCGTTCCAGTTCATGTTCTGGTCGGGTGCGCCGACGTAGAACTTGTAGGTGCCACCGTCGTTGCCCAGGAAGAAGCCGGTGCCGAAGTTGGCCGTGGCAAACGGGTGCGACAGCTGGCCGAAAGTCTCAGGAGCACTGCTCACCGCGACCCCGCCCCAGAGCTTGCCGGTGCTCACGCCCAGCGCGGCGCTCACCGTGCCGGCGGTGATCTTGTCCGCGGTCAGGTCGGTGATCTGCGCGCTGGTGATCGTGGCGTTGGCGATGAACGCGGTGTCGATCCAGGTGCCGGCCGGGTAGGTCTTGCCGTTGATGGTGGTCGGCGTGGTGGTCACCACGAACGGCTGGCGCGTCGGGGCCAGCGTGCCCAGTGGGTCGGAGGTGTCGTCGACGCCGGCGATGGCGAAGCGATCGGCGCGCACGATGAAGGCCGAGGTCGGCGTGCCGTTGACCGCACCGGAGGCGAGGCCGAAGCCGGACACGTGGCCGTTGTTGTCGATCTTGACCGTGTACTGGCCGTAGAGCTGGTCGTTGGTGCCCTTCTGTGCGACGAAGCGCTGCTCGAGGGTCAGCGTGCTGACGCCGTCGGTGACGCCGACCTGCTTGACTGCGGTGGCGAACGGCAGGCCCACATTCCAGGTGGCGAGGTTGCCCGGGTTGGCGGCGTTCCAGGCGTCGGTGGTTGTCTTGTCAGTGATGGCGCCGTTGTTGTCGAACACCAGGCCGGTCGCGTTGAGCGTGGCGTAGCCGATCTTGGTCTGCTCGAGCGTGGTCACCCGGGCGTCGATGTAGCCATCGCGCAGTGCCACCCAGCCGGTGCCGTTCCAGCGGTAAGGCTTGTTCTGATCGTTGGAGTCGTACCAGAGGTCGCCCAGCAGCAGCGGCGTGGTCAGCGTGCTGGCCGGGGCGTCGTCCTGGTAGTAGACCTTGACGGCCAGGGCCATGACCACCCAGGCTGAGCCGTCGTAGCGGTAGCTCTTGTTGTTGTTGTTGAGGTCATACCAGATGTCGCCCTGGGTGAGCATGTAGGCCGGCGTGTTGATCGGCTCTTCGTTCTGAAAGAACACCCGGTTCTTGACCTGGGTGCTCGTGCTGAGCTCGGTGATCAGCGTGGCGTTGTTGCGGTTGACAGCGCGCAGCGAGGTGATCTGCGAGTTGGTGCTGTCGAGCGCGGAGCTGAGCCGCGAGATCTGGATGTTGTAGTCGCCGGTGAGGACGCTTTGGATGTACGGGTCGGACTCGATCCTGTTGATCCGCGTGCCGAGGTCGACGAACAGCTGGCTGCTTTGGATCTCACTGGAGAGGGCGGTCAGGGCGGAGCCGACGTCCAGGGCGGTGGTGGCAGTCGTGCCGGAGGTGCGGTTGTACGGCCCGGTGACGTTGGCCCTGGAGACGAAGCGGATCCAGTAGAAGTAGGTCGTGTCAGGCGCTACAGGGTCGGCGTAGAGGCTCGCCGCCGTCGTGCCCACGAACACGGCCTGCGCCAGGTTGTCGACACTGGCGCGCCAGATCTCGGTGTAGCTGTGGTTGCGGTACGGTGCGCCGTCCCACTCGAGGTAGACGTTGGTGAACCCGCCGCGGGCGCGCAGGCCGGTGGGTGCCTGGGGCACCGTGAAGTCGGTGGAGGGGTTGTAGTTGCTGACCACGGGTGGCAGCGTAGGCACCACCGGCAGGAAGCCGCCGCCTGAGGTGCTAGTGGTCCCGCCGCCGCCGGCGACGGCGAGATTGAGCGCCGTCAGGTCGCGCAGCGTGACGCCCTGGTCGAGCGGGTCTCCGATCGAGCCCTCGCGCACATCGAGGGTTGCCTTGATGGCGCGCAGGACATCCTTGACGTTGTCGTCGCGGACGTCCGGGATAGCGGGGACGATGGTCTCGCGGATCATACGGACTTGAGCTCCCCGATGCTGGTGGCCAGATTGACTTCCGAGATTTCGACAGAGGCCTCCACCTGGAACTCCCAGTCGAGGCCGCGGAAGCCGGAGGGCAGCACGAAGTGATTGCTGTTATCGACGGTCTGCGTGTGCTTGAGCGCGCCGTCGGCGTAGATCTTGAG